TGTGCAATAGGTGGGTTTACAGCAAGTCAATTTTTTGCTGACACTGAAGATGGCTATGGATCTACAGTAGCTTGGACAGTCGGTGGTGCAGCTTTAATGAAATGGCAGGGAAAAATACAAGCCGCTAGTATTTCCCAGTTAAATAAAGAAACTGGAGAAATGACTATCAATGACCAGTGGCGTAAATGGATGAGCCATACAAATCTTAAATTTTTAACTGCTTCTTCAGTAAGTACAAAATTAGATTCTTTAGGAGGTATTGGTAAAGTAGTAGGTAATCTATTATTTAACAGACCCGGAGGCGGTACTCACTCCATAGAGAGCAAAGCCTTCGAAGAAATGACTGCTTGGAATCTCGATCTTGCGAAAATATTAGGAAGATCAAGGAATGATGATGATGTATTAACAACTGTTGGAGAAGTTCTCAATAAATTTGCTGCGGACGGTAATGCTTATAATATTAAAGCGGGATATAGAGGACTAGGAAATAGGTTAGCTACACCATTAACTCAAGAACAGATTAATGAAGTTAGAAGAATTGTTCCAATGCTTGAGAGACAAAGAGATGAATTAGCATCTAGTATTGAACGTCTTAATATCCCATTTGAAAGACTTGATGATTACGGTATGGCCCAGTTATATAATTTTCGAGAGGTAAATAAAGACCCAGAAAAGTTTAAAAAAATTCTATTTGATAATTTACCCGCTAGAGAGTACAGACTATCTGGGGATGTGGGTAACAAAGAGACACAAATAGACAATTTTTTTGAAAAAATGTTTATGAGAAGAGCTGGATATGCAGAAACTAGAAAACATTATGCATTGGATAGTATTGTAAGTCCAAATTATAAAGTGCGTCCGCTTATGAATCATTTTGAACAAGAAAGATTTATTAAAGACCCAGCAACAAGAAAAGCATTGGCCGAGGCTGGTTTTATAAATTTAAATTCTAGGGATGTTTTCCAAACATACGCTAAAAAAACGATTGATATTCGAGAATTTGCTAAAGTGTTTGGTCCCAATTCAGAATTTATAACAGAAGCTTTTAAGTTAGTTAATTCTTCTTTTAAGAAGGCTGGTATTTCCACCCGTAGTCCTGAATATACAACTTATAAAGATTATATGCGGGACAGCATAAATGCTTATTTCGGAAAATACGGAATTTATTCTACTCCGGGCGCTAGCTCTAAACTTATATCTCTTCCTTCTCAATCTATGGTAGCTCTGGCTAATATGACTTATCTAACTAGAGTAGCCATACCTTCTTTAGGAGATTTTGTTGCTCCGTTTAAAGGCACATCTCTAAAGGCCGCGACTAAAGCAATTGGATCTAGGCTTAGCCTCTCTGAATCTAGCCCGTCTAGGCGTGTTGGATTGAAATATAACGATGATTTAGAAGCAGAAATGCAGGCTTTTATGGTTCGGAGTGACGATCCCTTATCTAGTTACACTGATATTATAAATAGAGAGCAAAGAAGATTTTTTAAAATTGTTCAATTAAAAAGAATTACAGAACAAGCAGGAAGATTTGCATTTGATGCAGGAGCTTTTAGAGCTTTTGATATTTCAAAAGGATTTGCACGAAATAAAAAAATGACTTTTGCACTACAGCGTGAGCTTAGAGAAATGGGATTACAAACCTCAGACCTTTCTCATATATCAAAATTTAAAAATGCTAACGAAGCTTTTGATGATGACCTAGGAAAAGAAATTCTTACTAGGGCAGGGATGAAGGTGATGGATAGGGATAGGCTTATACCAAAGGTAGGTAACAGACTTTTATTTACTCAACATAGAGATCCTATTATTCGGCAACTCGGACAATTTGCGTCTTGGATGCAAGCTAAAACTTCCCAGACAAATGCCCTTATAGGACGTATTGAAGAAGGAGATGCTAAGTTATTTGTTAGAATACTGGGTGCGAATATTATAGCAAACGGAGCAATTCAGTTTTTTAAAGATGTAGCGAAGCCTTCTTTTGATCCTGATGAAGATTTTGAGCCTGTTAATTTTTTGCATCATGCGTTAGATATGGGATCTGATTTCAATAACTGGTTTATTAGTAGGGTCGGAGGTGCTTGGAAATATAAATTAAAACAAGGAGAAAGTTTAGCGCAGGCGGCGAGTCCTTCGTGGAGTTGGGGTGCTGGGTTTACAGAAGCTGTTGGTAGTGCCTATGAAAATTTAGTTGAAGATCAAGATTATGAAGGGGCTATTGAAGATATTCTTAGTGTACTTCCGTATGCTAATGAGTTGAATAGACAATTGAAAAGGTTTGGTTTACCTCATTTTAAAGATGAACGAAAAAATGTAAAGGCCCCTGTAAATCCTTTCTTATATGCAAAAGGTGGCGAAGTTCTTAATGTTCCTAATGTTCCAACAGAGCCTGATGAACGCATTGACAAGATGACAGGACTGCCTTATGATCAACAAGCAGGGCCAGCCTTTGTTGATGAAGAAGACCCACTAAGAAGACTAGGTTTTCTAGGTGGTGGTTCGGTAGACCCACTAGTAAGGCTTGGATTTTCGGGAGGAAGCTCCGTATTAGATGGTGAAGACCGACTAGGTTTTGTGCTTGGTAGTGTAGCAGCACGTACTATAAAGCGCATAGTTCCTTCTAGATCCATTACAGAAGTTATACCTGATAGAGTCGCAGCAGAACGCGCCGTAGATTTAGATCTTACGACAGAGGCTTTTCATGGCACTTTAAGTAATATTAAAGCTTTTAAAATTGAAAGTACGGATTTCGGTATTCATGTAGGAACTCCAGAGCAGGCGTGGTCGCGTATAAAGTATAGAATAGAAGAAGAACGTATGGGAGATGAAATTTTTCAGAGTAACAAAGAGGCTGAACATATTGAAGACTTACTCAGGGATAAAAAATTAGATCCTAAAATGAGAAAAGAACTTAATGCAGAAGCTAATAGATTACAAGAAAGCCCTTCTTTAGAGGACTATATAGGGGGCGCTAATATAATACCAGTTTTTGTTAAAGCTCAAAATCCTTTACGAATAGCGCACGACATAGAGTGGAGACAAATAGATAAAGTAGTTGATGGATTACTTGAAAGTGATTTAATTAAAAAACTACAAATTAGTAGTGGAGAAAAAATTACTGATCAAGAAATAGTTAAAAAACTTAAAAATTTTAGAAGACGAGCAAGAAGACTTGAAAAACCTTATTATAGGGAAGACCCTGCCGATAGTTCTTCTAAGATTTTTGACGTTGATAGTTATTATAAAGATAAGAAAGCTATATCTTTAGTTGGAGAAATTAAAAAATTCATACAGGATCAAGGATACGATTCACTTATATATAAAAATATGTATGAATATGCGGGTCAACGTCGTAAGAAAAAAGATTCTTTAATTATTTTTGATACAAATAATATACGATCACGACACGCAGAGTTTGATCTAAAAGAAGCAAAAAGTTCTGACCTTCTTAAAGCTACAGGTGGTGAGATTTCATCGTTAGAAGAACCGGAAAAAGCCCTTATAAATTGGGAAAGAATTAGAGAAGATGAAGGTTATATACCAGAACTTTACGTGATGGCAGGAGGAGGTTCCCCAGACGAACAAAGCGGTGTCACAATGTTAGAAGGTATAGATCTTGGTCAAGGTAATAAAAATAAAGTATATAGTATACTAAAGAACTTAGGAATATCCGCAGAAGAAAGCAGCTCTTTTAAGAAGGCTGTAGATAAAATTTCAGGCTTGAAGGGAAGAGCGGCTAGGAATGCTTTTAGTAATCTTGATTCAGAACTACGCGATAAAGCATCTTTGTTTTTGGAGACTCATGGAAGTAGTATACAAAATATGTATAATAAAAATGAAGAGCCAAAAATAGAAAATACTTATAATGCGATTGCAGGAACAAAAGGCATACAATTTAAAGAATTACCGCAAGAATGGAGAACAGTGGTAGCGAGTGCTCACCGACAATATGGCAACAGAAAGTTAAATCTTTACCAAGAGATCGCAAGAGGGGATTTTTCTGGGGCCGTCGCTAATTTAAACGATTGGAAGGACACGACCCCGGACTATGCGGATTCAATAAATGACAGATACGCTCGGTATGGCGCTGAATTAATGAGGCCCCGAGAAGAGTTTGCAGAAGGTAGTCTTATTGGAAGTATTTTTGGAGGGGGAAAAGACACAGTATCCCGAAACCGATTTGAAGAGGGTGGCGAAGCTTTAGATAATACACTTCTAGCTACTATAAGTGACCCTGCTGTACGCGCCCGTTATGCAGAAATGATGGGAGGAGATACTTCTATCGTAAAAGCCCTTCAACAAGGTACTACTCCTGTTACTACTGACTCTACTACTACTCTTGCTACTACTCCTGCTACTACTCCTGCTACTACTTATGATTTTACTGCCGCAGGTACGCAGTCGATACAAGATATGATAAGCAGTGGTGCGTTTAATCTTTCTTCCACGGCCTCTGCCACTACTCCTGCCACTGCCCCTACTCCTGTTACTCCTGTTACTCCTGTTACTCCTGTTACTACTTCCCCTACTACTACACCCGCCATGTTCGGTGGTCTAGGAGCTGATTTTAGAAATAAGACGGGTATGTTCTCACCGGAAAATCAGGCGAAGATGAAAGCGGCGGCAGCGGCTAAAACAAAAGCCGACGCGGATAGACAAGCCGCAGAGATTGCCGCAGGAAAGGCCGCACGGGATGCAGAGCTTGAACGGCTTTCGTTACTCGAAGTACCAACTGCAGCAGAATTTTGGGGTGACACAGAAGAAACTCTTAATTGGGATAACCCATTTCCAAAAAGACCCGGAACGGTTTCGGGCGTCTATGAGAGTTTCGACTATACGGTTACTGGTTCAGGTATTGCGGGTGGTGGTAATTTTGCTTTGGCTTTTGATCGTGCGTTTTCATCTCAGTGGAAAAGTCCAATAGCAGGTTTGTCAGATCTCCAGCAAAACCTTTATAGCGGAAATAGCTTTCTTAGCGCGGAGAAGATGGCAGAGATAGGTAATGTACCGCAAAATGTACTGGACATTGCAAAACTTAATCAGGAGCTTAAAAGGCAACAGGCGACGCTTCGGAATTGGCTGACTAACAAAGAATATATACTAGCGTTTCAAAAACTTGGAATAGATCCAAGCAAGATAACCACGCCTGAAGCGCTGGCTGCAATACCGGGGGATTTCAAAGCTGCCGTATTTGATCTCGTTCAGCGTCAGCTTCAACAGAAGAATCAACGTGAGAAACCTTTCGGTTTTGGTGACGCGATGGGAATAGCTGCGGCGGCGTTGGCTGTAATATCGGGAGGAGTTGGGCTGTATGGGGCGGCGACAGCAGGAGGAGGAGCAGCAGGAGGGGCAGCATATGGTGGTGCGGCTTGGTCATCGGGAGCAGCATTGGGTACAGCAGGATCAACAGCCTATGGTGGAGCGGGAGTGACAGGTACATTACTAACCACGAGCGGTACATCACTAGGAGTGATAGGGGGGGTAGGAAGCACCATCGTAGCCGCGCTAAACACCATACCGGGACTCATCTATAAAGTGGGATCGGGAACGTATAACCTATATGATCAATACAGATAAAAATGAAAACACTTCTATTAATACTTCTTTTATTTGTACCTAAAGCGGCTGCGGCTCCTCCGTGGCCCCCATCTAAGTGTACAAATATTCTTAAGTTCGTAGAGATTTTAGTTCCTGAAGAAGATAGAGATGTTTTAATTGGTAAATGGAGAGTATTTTTAAATGGTAGGCTTAGAAAAAACATAATTACTATAGCACAATACAATGCACGAAAGACAGAAATTTTAGAAGCTAATCAGATTATAGATAAGTTAGAAGCTGAAGGTTACAAAGGTAATGAGATAGTGGGTTTGGCCTTTCATCACTGCGCTATTTAAAAAAAAGGAAGATACAAATGATTATATTTGCGGATGCTGCAGCTTTAAAAGTAAAAGAAATTTTAGAGCTAGATCCAGATTACAATAGTGAGATGGACACTAATTTAAATTTACGTGTTCTTATCTCAGGCGGGGGATGCTCGGGATTTAAATATGGTTTCTCTTTGGATGAAAAGAAAGAGGATGGCGATGTGGTAGTGAAAAACCAAGGAGTTAAGCTTGTAGTAGATCCTATCAGTGCGCAGTATCTTGAAGGGGCTAAAATTGATTATGTCGAAAGTTTTGAATCGAGCCACTTTGAAATTAGAAATCCTAATGTAACTTCAACATGTGGTTGTGGGAGTTCGTTTGCAGTCTAATAAAATTTAAATATTTTACAAGGGTTAAATTAAGGTAATGATTTTATATACTGAAGAACAGCTACAGATTTTCTATAGAATATATGCTAAGCATCAGAGTATGGCAGGTTTAGGCTTTATGAAATTAGAAGATTTCAGAGCGTTGTTCGAGGAGCAGCAATCTTTTATGTTAAATAATATTGAATTAAATGAGGTAGTATGATATGTTTTTACAGGCAATTTTAGGGCCGTTGGGATCGATAGCTTCTAGCTGGTTAGAGGGTCGGAACGAGAAGATAAGGGCTAACACTAAAGTTAAAGTTGCTCAGGCAGAGGCAGAGGCCACTGTTATGCAAAAGAAAGCTGCTGGTGAAATCGATTGGGACGTTGCTCAAGCAAAGGCCAGCGAGACTTCATGGAAGGATGAATGGCTTACTGTAGTCTTTACGTTACCTTTAATTTTACTGCTGTTTGGAGAAGAAGAGAGGGTTAATAATTTCTTTGTAGCTCTCGGTAATTGTCCTGAATGGTATCAGTATTTGTTAGGCACTATTGTGGCGGCGAGTTTTGGATTTAGAGGTGCGGCAAAATTTATGGGTAAAAAATAATGGAGGGCTTCCCTATTGTAGAAGTACACTGGGGAGATGCTTGGATTGAAACAAAAGATTATTCCTTAGAAGATGCAAAAAAACTTTCTCCGGTACGCCGTAAAACTATAGGGTATCTTGTCGGCACAACTGCTGAATGTATTATCCTAGCTACAGATTTATATGATATTGAAAAAGATATTATTAATACACCCATGATAATTCCTTGGGGGATCGTTAATGAATGGTATGAATTTGAAGACTTATGAAAAAAGAAACTAAAGAAACTCTAGATTTTTCCTCTAAAGAATCACGTAACTTCTTTGTTATTGTTTTAACAATTACTATTATAGCAATCTATGTTTTAGAACATGTTTAATTTTCTATAAATGAAAAAATAATGCGGGTTCTCGTCGCGTGTGAGACTAGTGGTATTGTATCTCAAGCATTTTGTAAGTATAATCATTACACATTATCATGCGATTTACTACCGTCAGATCAAAACCAATCTAATCATATTCAAGATGATGTTTTGAATATACTTAAAACAAACCAATTTGATTTATTAATCGCTCATCCGCCCTGTACTTACCTATCTAGCTCTGGCCTGCACTGGAATAAGCGGCGACCAGAACGTGAAGAAAAAACTGAACGGGCGTTAGATTTTGTTCGCTCGCTGATGAACGCCCCCGTTCGACATATTTGTATTGAAAATCCGGTTGGTTGTGTATCTACACGGATTCATCTTCCTACACAATATATTCAGCCATACAATTTTGGGCATGACGCCAGTAAAAAAACTGGGCTATGGCTTACAAACTTACCTCCACTACAGCCCACTTCATTCGTGGAGCCGCGCATCGTTGATGGTAAAAAGAGATGGGGAAATCAGACTGATTTAGGGCAGAATAGGTTAGGCGAAAGTAAAGCCCGTCAAAAATTGCGCTCACGTACCTATGAAGGTATTGCAGCAGCGATGGCTAATCAATGGATTCCTTATATTAAAGAGGTAGCAAAGTGAGTAAATCACAGCAGAAAAAATTTATTAGAAAGCAAGTAGGAGCGCCCACTATTCTCCGTAAGAGCCACGCGCATAAATCTAAAAAGGATTATAACCGTAAGAAATTAAAGGGGCGGGGCGGCGATGGCACTCAATTCTTTTTCTAAATATTCATGGAGGTTATCCAGTTTAGGTGCGACTTCTCGTATTATTTTTTGTATGAACGGTGTATCATTCTTATCGAAAACTGTTGATATTTTTTCAATCGGCAGATGTTTATATTCTGTCATCAAGTTTCCTTTTTTATCTATAAGAACTTGAAACGAAATTATATTTCCTTCATTACTACTCATTGAAATTTTATCCCTTCTAACTTACCGCGTAGTCCTGCCTTCATGTAAGAGGTCGAGCGCCCCTCAAAAAAGTTCTGATGCTCTACACCAAGTACATCATCAAGCCACGTTAGGGGGTTATTCTTTACATTATAATTAGTCTTCAATCCTAGTTGTAGTAAGCGTCTATCTGCTATATATCTTATGTATTCTCGCATCTCAACTTTAGTTAGCCCCTCGATATTACCCATCTCAAAGACCAAATCTAAAAACCTATCTTCCAAATCTACCATGTCTCGACAAGCTTGATATATTTCTTTTTTAAAATCATCTGTCCAGAGATCTATATTTTCTTTTATAAATTCTTGAAACAGCTTGGTCATCGCCTCCACATGTAGCGATTCATCTCGAATACTATAAGTGATTATCTGTCCCATACCCTTCATCTTTCCAAAGCGAGGAAAGTTCAGTAGTATTATAAAGCTACTAAATAACTGAAGACCTTCAGTGAAGCCACTGTATACCGCTAAAGTTTTAGCAATACTTTCTTTGTCCTTAATAGAAACCTTTATTTTATTTATATAATCATGCTTATCTGACATAGCTTCGTATTCTGAAAAAGCTTTGTATTCCGTTTCAGGCATTCCGACCGTATCAAGTAGTAAGCTATAGGCGTGTTGGTGAATTGATTCCATATTAGCAAACGCCGCCATCATCATACGCGCCTCTGGCTTCTTAAAGATACGCATATACTTATCGATGTAACCAGATCCTACGTCTACGTCAGATTGTGTAAATAATCTAAATATTTGTGTTAGTAGGTTACGTTCCGTGTCGTTTAAATCTTGCCAATCTTTAACGTCGTTATGTAGCGGAACATCTTCTGGAAACCAGTGCATTTGATTTTGTTGAACGTAGTAATCGAACATCCAAGGATGATCGAATGGTTTATAATAATCTCTACTATTTAGTAAACTCATTTTTATTTATCCCTCGCAAGCTAAACATTCTACATCTTCAAGATTAATTCTTGGGATCTTTATATTAACGTTCTCTGCATTCCTCGCCGCGTCAGAGCGTAAGTAATAGAGAGATTTCAACTTCTTGATTCCTATCCAATGAACATCATTAACGTATTGTAAAAAGTCATTGTGGATTTCCTGTGGCTCAGTGGCTTTAGGAGGGGCAAAGAATAAATTAACGCTTTGACTTTGACAAATGTATTGCTGTCTTTGATGAGCATGTTCTATTACCCATATTTGATTTAGCTCCGGTGCCGTTTTAAATATGTTCTTTTCATCTTCTGTCAGAAAATCTAAATGTTGCACGGACCCAGCATGTGCAGAAATATCTGTCCAAACTTCAGTGGTGTTTTTCTTTTTAGATTTTAAAAGTTTTTCAAGATATTTATTCTGCACTTTATAGGAGCCTGTTAAAGTTTTGTGAGTATAAACGTTAGCCCTCGAAGGCTCAATGCTAGGACTTGTGCCGCCACATATAATGGAGCTAGAAGCATTAGGAGCAACGGCAAGCAGATGAGCATTGCGCAGTCCACTCCCAACCATATCAGGTGCTTCCCCCCTCTCTTCAGCCAATCCCTTACTTGCTTCAACAGCACCAGATTTGATATGACTAAATACTCTATGGTTAAATGAACTCGCGAAGAGACCTTCGAAAGGAATAAGTTTGCTTTGGAGATAGCTGTGGAACCCCATTGCTCCAAGGCCGATACTACGTTCTCTGTAAGCAGAATAAGCTGATTTTTTATATCCATTTTTCCCCTCCTTAATATAATTTTTAAATCGTTCTGGCCCTGCCCGATATGTTCCTAACTCATCGGTATCAACGGCGCTTTCAATAAAATGTTCTAAGACATTATCAAGCATAATAACTAAATCTTTAATAAATAAATCATCAGCTTCCCACTCGTCAAACTTTTCAAGATTAACGCTGGACAAACAACACACGGCTGTGCGTTCTTCATTAGTTGGTAGTGTTATTTCAGAACACAGGTTACTTTGTTTAATTTCAAGTCCTAAATCCTTTTGTTCTTTTGGAAGACTAGCATTACAATTATCTAAATTAATAAGATATGGCTCGCCTGTTTCGGCTCTAGTATGTACTATCTGCCACCATAAATCTCTAGCTCCTATACTTTTTACTGCTTCTTTAGTCTTCGGATCTATCAATCGCCAATCTTTATCTTCACTAACAGCATCTAAAAATTCATTTGTAATATTTATTCCGTTGTGTAAGTTAAGACATTTACGATTTAAATCTCCACCCGTAGTTTTTCTCATTGCAATAAACTCTTCGATTTCAGGATGACTAGCATTCATATAGGCTGCATAGCTTCCTCGCCGCGTAATGCCTTGATTGAATGCTAACATTTGAGAATCGACTACGTGCATGAAAGGGATAGATCCAGTAGACTTACTGCCGCTAGAAGTCCAAGTACCACTACTCCTAACATCACCCCAATATCCACCGACACCTCCACCTGAACTCGCCAGCCATATGTTTTCATCATAGTGATCAGATAAGCCAACCCTTGAATCAGGCACATAATTAAGAAAACAGCTAATGGGAAGGCCGCGAGAGGTTCCCCCATTGCTAAGTATAGGAGTGCTAAACATAAACCAGCAAGAACTTGCGTAGTTATAAAGTCGTTGTGCAAGATCGTAGTCAGTATTTTCTTTATACGTTGCGCCAAATACTGAAGCCCTCGCAAAAGCTTGTTGAGCATAAGTTTCATTCTCCCAAAAATATCTGTCTTGTAATGTATTAATTGAAAATTTACTAAGGTCGTTTTCTTTACTCAGATCTATTTGTATTCCGAGGTATTCTTGTGTCTTTAAAGTCATTATCATATTCCTTTTTTTCTTTTATATATCTTTTAAACTTCTGTTTATTTTTAGACTTTTGATTTTTATTAAACTTAGCTGCGCGATCAATTTTTCTGTCTGTGCTCACCTTGTTTCTCCAATGGAATATTACTATTTTTATAGAACTGTAGAAGTTTCTCTTCGTACCATTTAGCTTTAAGCATATCTTGAACTGGTTCGTTTTTATATCTAAAGCGCCATCGGTATTTCAATGAATTGCCACGAAGATAACCAATAAATTCATCGGTAGTTAGCATTGCTTCTATCGCGTCGATACATTCTATCTTCCCATTATTGTAATGTGCTGGACTATTTACAAACTCTTCCATTTTTGACCTGTTTTTTTTTCTAAAATATTTAAACTCCTTTAAACCATTTTTAAATTTTCGT